ACCTTTGAAGTATGAAGAAGCACATAAAGAGTATGGGCCTAGTATACGAAGAGCCTTTACTTACAAGGCATTGAACAAACTTATACAAGGAAGTGCAGCAGATCAAACAAAGAAAGCTATGGCAGATTGTTATGCAGAAGGGTTTTGTCCTTTGATTACTGTACATGATGAACTGTGTTTTAGTATAGAGTCCGAGGAACAGGCATCAAGAATCAAGGAGATTATGGAGACAGGTCTGGAGTTAAAAGTTCCAAGTAAAGTTGACCAGGAGTTAGGTGATAATTGGGGAGAGGTTGGATGACAGTAACAAATATTAAGAAGACTTGTGAAAGAGACGGATGCAATGAAACATGGGATATCAAGACCAAACGAGATCAGTTAAAGAAATACTGTTGTGAGTATTGCAACAAAAGAACCTGGGATTTAAAAAACAGAACACCCAAGAAGTTTATGAAACTGTAACTTCTTCCATACGCTTACATAAACGCTCCGCCCGATTTGGCACCTGTTTATGCCACCTCGAATCACGCATCTGGTTGGCACTTTCCTGCCAGTTGCCATCCATAACAGCTTGAATATGTTTACGAAACTTGCTGTATCTTGGTCTGCCTAGGTTAAACATCATGTTTGCTACAATTTGTTTTACTTCTTCTGGTAAGTTATCCCAATCATCATAAACTTTTTTACAATCTATAATGACACTTTGTATATCTTGTTCAAAAAGTTCTGTAACTCTGTCTTCGGATATTTCTGCACCTAACTCCAGATCATACTCTGGCTCGTCCTCTCTGCACAAATGTCCGATTCCACATGTCTTTAGGGAAAGGTGATCGAGATATGTTTCATATTTGACCCCCTCATCAATGATGAGTTGATCTTTTAGTTTTGATATGTCCATTAAATTTTTCCTTGTAATGCTTGTGCTAATGCTTGTGTAGTTGGATTAGGATTAACAATCGGATTTGTTCCTAAAGGACTAACACCACCAGCACTTGATGCCGCAGATGGGGGTGCTATATTCATTGCTGTATCTTTTACTGTTCTCTTCATCTCTGGTGAAAGTTTAAAAGGTCCTTCGCCTGATGGTCTTATATCTGTCGGAAAAGGAATTGTTCTATCACCTTGTGGTTGTGTTCCACCAGCAAGAGCTTCTCCTTCAACCTTACTGGTTGTTGATTGAATTATTTGAAAAGCTTGTCCTAATTTATCTGCACCAGGTTTTCTACTTGCTAACATAATATCAAGTATAGGCCCACTTCTCATTAATTTTGAAAAGGCTAAAAATCCAGCAGCCGTGGGCAGTGTTCCAAGAGGAGAGGATATAATACTAAACAAACCTAATCCTAAAGCAATATTAGGAGCAGCTAATCCTCCTTTACCTGCTATGGATGCATTCGATACAGAGATCATATTATCAGCTAATTGAAATAATTTATCACCAACTTCTTTTCCAAACATGGCATTAACTGCTTCTTCGCCATAACCATCAAGCGTTGATCTTAAATTTCTTCCTATACTGCCACTTAAAAAATCTTCTCTAAATTTAGGAGAATTAAAGTCACCAAGAGATCTTAATATGCGAGACATAGCAGCATCTTCAACTTTTTCTATTAACTGTGGAGAAAAGTTTCCATAGTCACTTAATTGATTATCACCAATCCTCAACGTGCCTTGTTTAAAAGAATTTATTCTGCCTGCGTTGCCTCTTTGAAATAACGTAGATATGATGCCCTCTGCATCATTATTGTTTAAAGATTGAACAACTTGATTAAAGTCAAGTGCTTTTCTGTTAGCCGCTTGAGTAGACAAATTCTGAACAGCGTCAATAATAGAGTCACCAGATAACTGATTAACAATATCTTCATCAAACTCTGCACCAGTTTGCCTTAACACATTTATTAAATTATTAATTTCAGCCTGTTGACCTTTAAACAATACATTTCTTGTTGTGCCTAAATCATCAAAAGATTTAGCTAATTTAATTCCATCCAAAACTCTTACGCCATCTTTGGTTGTTGAATAATTATTAGGATTTTTAAGTTGTCTTGATAAAAAGCTACTTGCTAACTTTTGTCTTAAATTTTCTGCTGCCTCTGCTCCAAACTTAGATACTTCTGCTACATCAGCCTGTGCACGTTCTGCCGCCTGTATTCTTTTTGCAAAAGCTCTTGTAGTTGAATTTTCTGGTAATTGTTCTAAAACTCTGTTTGCTTCATCAACTGTTAATTCTCTACCTTGAAAAACTACTTTTTGTTTTTTTAAAGTTGCCTCTCCAACCTCTAAACTTGTTAATTCTGGGACAGATCTTATTGCTTTTAAAAATCTGTTAAGTTTTTTAGGAGAGTTGTTTTGAACAATTGCATCAAAGAAAGCATCTGTGTCAATATCAATAGAACCTTGTTTTGTTTTTTGAAACAACTGTTCGATAATTGGATCATCTAATCGAGAAGCTCCCTTTCCATAAAAATCTCTGCTTCTTCCTAAAAGATTAAAACCCTCTCTTATTCTATTGATAGTATCTTTTGTTACTTCTCCTTCAACATTTAATCCTTGACTTTCTAAAAAAGATCTAAACTGTTGTTGAGTAGAAGGTAAGTCTAAATTTCCTCTTTCAAAATAATTTAAAGCCATACTTAAATTTTCTTCTCCTTGAAGAAAAGCATCATCAATTGATTTTTTAAAAATAGCTTTATTTGTTCCACTAATCGTACCAATAAATTCTGGAGAATATTCCAAATTTTTTAAAATCTTTCTTAACAAATTAGCTTCTTCTGGAGTTAAATGTGCTTCTCTTAATATCATTCGATCAATTTCTTGTTGATCTATTTTTCCAAGAATATTACCTTGTGATCGCATTGCTTCAAGTCTCTTTGAAATTCTTGCACCTGCTCTTGTTTCTGCTGCTCTTAATAAATCTTCAATTTGACTTTCTTTTATTTGATTAGCTTTAGGAGATGTTCTTTCTATTTCTTTTAAAGCTTTTCTAATTTTTTCAATTGGTATAATCTCATTGTTTTTACCTAAAGCATTGTTCGCTGCACTAAATAATTTATCGCTTTCTCGATCAAAAATATTTTTTGCTTGAATTAAAGATTTTACAGAATCTTTACTAAGTGTTCCTGTTTTTGTTAAAGGAGCCATTATATTTTTAATTCTTGTTTCGACTTCTGTGCTTAAAACTTTTTGAGCATCTCTAACTTTCTGACCAGAGCTAGTGTATAGATCTTTAATTCCCTCTTTCATGGCTTGTTCTAGTCCATCAATCGCTGCCATATTAGAGTTTAATTCACGAAGTTGTGCTACAGCTATGTCAATGTTTTTGTTTGCTGCTGCTCTATTTGGAAACACTCCTTCAGCAACAGCTTGTATACGATTAAGAATAGGTCTAACACCTGGTGCAGCACCTTCAAACAAAGGTTTAAATCCTTGCTCTCTTAATGCTCTTCCTTGTTGTCTGGCAAGTTCTGCTTCTGGACCTACACCACCACCTTTTATAATTCTACCAAACAAACTTGATATGGCTCTACCAACTCCTTCTCCAGCAAATCCTAAAGCTCCTTCAAAAAGTGCAGATCTTATTTGTTCTTCTTTAGTTTGTCTTTGATATCCAGCTGCTTCTTCAAATGCTTCATCAATTAATTTTGTTACACCCATTGTAACTCCAACACCTATTGCTGCAGGTATCGTGCCTACACCAGATAATAAAACTCCAGCACCTATGCCCGTGGCTAAAGAAGCACCACCTTCTCCGGCAAAATCTGCTAAATCGTATCTACTAAAACCCTCTTCATCAATTGCAATCTCTGGACCTTCTTCCATACCAAGCATAGCACGGCCTCGTTTAGTAAGAATAAATCTACCACCCTTGTCCTGTCTAAATCCCTCTTTACCTACTCTATCTTCTAAATAAGCAGCTTTTTCTTCTGGCAGTTCAAATGTTCCAAGTTTTGTTCTTAAACCAAAATCTTTTACACCAGAAGTATAGTCAACATCTGGATCTTTCAAATCCCCAACTGGTTGAGTAGTTGGGTCTATAGGTTGTCCAGTAGCAGCATCTATCCCAGCTAATTCTTTTTGTCTCGCATAATTTTGTATCTCTTCTATAGATGCCGTTGAAAAATCTAAATCTGTTTGTGCTTGTGGAGTTTCTGCAAAAAAAGTATTAAACAAAGCTTGTTGCTCTTGTTCTGTAGGTGTATCTCCAGCAATTTCAACTTCTTTTATACCTTGTGGAGTTTCAACTTTAATAATACCCATATATAACTCTTAAGTTAATCTAAAAATTCCATCTTCTCCAACACTAAACGTAGCTTGTGAAGAGGCTACACCACCAGGTAAAAAAGGTTGTAATCTTTTTCGTTGTTCAGAAACTCTTGTTCCAAGTAAAGCACCAGATGGAGTAAGAAATTCATTTCCAGTTTGCTCTAAAGAATTTAATCTAGCAATTGCAGCATCTTGTGCATTTTCAAATTCTACTAAAATTCCAGAAAGTTTAGAATTAAGAACATTTGCTGGAGTAGTCATTAGAGATAAAATACCACCATCTAAAATACCTTGTGACATAAATGCATCTGCTAAACGATTAACATCTTTATCAGATATTGAATTTGCAGATTGATCTTTTCCAAGAGTAAGAGGGACTAACTTTTGAAAAACTTTTCTTAAATCTGCAATAGCTTCATCTCTAGAAGTGTAAGCGGTTGCATCTACTCCCGCAGCAGCCATTGCTTTACCAACTAAAGAGTTAAATCCAGGTCTAAAACCTGTAATTTCTCCTTTAGCATTTTTCACCATAACTTGTCGTGTTAAATGCAACATATTATTTGATTGAATAACATCATCAACACTTTTCGAGTAATTATCTACATGATCTGTAATTTCTTTAGGTGATTTTAAAGTTTTACCTTTTATAGCATCAGTTTTTAATTTAGCTAATGCAGCTTCATAGGCTGCTTTTTTAGATAACAAAGCAGAAGCTATTGCAGTGCCTTGAACTCCATCCGGTAAACCATTTTTAAGAATATCAGATTTATTTAAAGAGATTGTTGTTCCCTCTTTACCGCCAGTAATAGTTCTTCCATCTGGATATGTATATTTCTCCCCAGGCATCAACACATAATCAGCAGTTTGAAATTCTAAGCTTCTTTCTAATTGTCTTTCTTGAGCCGCTTCCGTCATTCCTAACTGCAAGGCTGTTAATTGAATCTGTCTATTAAATGCATCCTTTTTATCTTTATCCTTTATAAGCATGTCAGCACCATCACTTAATGCTTTAGCAATGTTTGTCATGGCATTTGGACTTTCACCTGCAGCCATAGCAAAACCTATCTTGGCAATAGCTAACCCTTGATTAAGACCTTCATACTTTGGTGCACGATCCGTAAACTGTTTTATAATGTCATCTATAACATTTTTCTTTTGTTCTTCATTACCTGCTTTAAAAACCTCTTTAACAAGTTCAGGTGGTCTTGATACTGGAGGCTCTACGTCTGATGTTTCTTCCTTTGATGTTTCTTCCTTTGATGTATCAACTGGATCTCTTGCACCTCTGTCAAGTTCATTTTTTTTACCAGTTCCCGTGATAACTTTATTTTTTTCTTCTTCTTTTTTCTTCTGTTCTTGAACTTCTTTTTCATCTGGATAAAGCAGTTTTTTAATCTCTGCATTTATTGAAGCATCTATTTCTGGAACATTGTCTGTATCATACATAGTTCTAAGTTCTGGTATAGGCTTTGTTATTTGATTTTCATCACCAACTTGTGTGATTTTACCAGGAACCATACCAGGAGGTCTTGCAAGAGAAGGATCTATTTTCTCTATTCCCTCTAATTGAGTTAAGTCAATACCATCTAATATTCCTTTCGGATCTCCTTCTTCAATAAGTTTTCTAAGACCAGGTACATTTAAATTTTTCTTTTGAAACAATTTAGCAACACTTTTTATACCTTCCACTCCGTAATCAACACCCTCTCCTAGTAATTGTCCTACTTTAGATCCTGCTAATCCTGCAACTGTGGTGGCTTCTTCTGGTTTAAAAAGAGCATCGTAACCTTGACCAAAACCAATCGGACTTTTTGCTCTTTCTGCTCTGTTTCTTAACAATTGATTTATCTGTTCATTTGTAATTTTAGTTACAGAACTGTTAGGTTGGAATATTCCACCCTCTTTATTAACATACATGCCAGGAACTAAAGGCCTTACAAAGGAATTTAAAATTTGATTTTGTAATTTAAGTTTTTCTCTTAATTGTGGAGATGCATTTAAAGCCATGTTTATAGCATCTTGATTTGATATGTTACTTACATCAACTCGTCCAGCATTTTGAAAATACTGAACATCAGCGATACCGCCTTTTTTGCGTAACTCTTTACGAGCACCTCTGTTAAACATTTTACGATTTAGTACACTCATCTCGTTGCTGGTGCTCCAAATATTCCGCTAAACATATTAGGATATGCTTGTCCAAGTCCAGCTAATCCTAAACCAAGTCCAGCAACCTGTGACAGCATACTAGGGTCTTGTGTTTGCTTTTGTGTATATGTACCGCCAGTAGATGGTACACCTCTAAATATATCTGATAAGAAACCTAAATTTTGGTAAGGTGATCTTGCTCTTTCTGAAATTGTTTTTCTATATGCATCCAGACCAGCTTGTTGTTGAGCCTGTTCCAAGCCACCTAGACCAAGAAGACTTGATACATCTCTTTGCTGTGCACCTTGCAATCCAAGTCCTAACTGTGATGTAGCTTGTCCAAGTGCTGCTTGTTGTCCACCAAGTCCAGCTTGTGCTTGACCAAGTCCACCAAAAATCTGTGATGCTTGTTGCTGTCTTCTTTGTTGATTTTCAAAGGCTGTCTGTGCTTGACCCATCGCTTGTTGAAAGCCTTGTGCTCTTAGACCTGCACCAGTTCTTGCTTGTTGATCAAGTACATTTCTGCCAATCTCTGCTGATCCAATTGCTTGTCTGCCACCGCCAAATGCACCTGCTTGAACGGCTCTATCTTTTAATGCTTGTTGTTGTTTACCGCCAAGTCGTGCAATATCTTCTTGAGATTGTTGTATAACTTGCTCTGTATATGGATTCATAAACTGTGATACAGATGCAGGGTCAAAGGTTCCAGTAGTTCCAGCCAAAGTTTGTGCACCTTGACCAATTGTTCCAAGACCCGTACCTATTGTTTGTGCACCCGTACCCATTTGATTTGCTGCTGACTGAAAAAATGGAGCATATGCTCCTAATCCAGATGCACCCATTTGTATAGCTTGTTTTTGCAATGGTGTCATCCCAGCAACTTGATATTCTGGAACTTGTACTCCACCTTCTGTTCCTAAAGCAGCGGCATTTGCTAAAAGATCTTTTAGATAATTCTCTTGATAGGCAGGTAAAAAAGTTTGGGAGGAACCAGAAGCTACAGCCATTATGCTCTCCTTTCAAGTTTATTCATTAACTCATACATTGCATCAGCACCTTTTTCAATACTTCCGCCACCTGCTGCCTTAACTGCTTTATTTGTAAACACAAACTCACCATCTGACAATGCTGCTCTTTGAACTGGTTTACCACCCTGGTATATCATACCAGGTATACTATCCGAGGTTCCAGTACCAGGTCCACGCAACAAACCGCCAAACTGTGGTTCTGCCATGCCACCTAAACTATAACCTGACATGATACCACCATCGGCTGCTTTCTTTACTTCTTCAAGATCTTTGTCACGCTCTTCTTTTGTTCCAAATCTTTCATCAGTCAAAGCATTTACAAATACATTATATTTTTCTGCATCACCTTGATAATCTGGGTTTCTTTCACCTGTCGCTATTTGTTCTGGTGTGTAAAGACTTGCTAATCCTTTACCTCCACCTTTTTTTAACATATCAAGTACACTAGCTGCTAAAAAAATGCCTGGAAAACCACCCATGCCACTAAATAAACTTCCAAGACCTTTAAACATATATTACCCTCTTTGCTCTACCTTAACTTATTTCCATGTAACTTACAACCACATGTAAACGATTTGCTGTAGCTGCTGTCGCTTTTAATATTTCTGACTCTGCCAACACCAGAGGTGCTGATAACAGTTCAACAGTTCCATTTGCACTTACAGCTTTTACTTTAAACAAACTAAACACATCACTACCTGCTGTAATAGTTAACGTAATTGTATCTGCATTTCCACTATCTTCTGACACTAATATTGATTTTATTATAGCTGTAGTAGCATTAGCAGGTGTTAATACAGCCGTTGCATTAGTAGTAGTCAAATCTGCTTTAGCATTTTTATATCGTACTGTCATTGACCCATAAACCAGCTAATTGTTTCTAATTGTTCTTCGGTTTCTGAACTTTGTTGTTGATTAATAAATACTTCTAACGCTCTAACCAAGTCAAACATATATTGAGATGTAATCTCTGTTGGTGGTTCGGGTAGTCTTGGCGGTGTTACACCTAAATTACCATAAACCATTAACGTCTCCCATCTGGTCTAAGATTAACCCTTGGAGATCCTAATTTCCATTTCATACCCGTTGCATCAGAATCAACTCGTAAAGCAAAAGATCGTCCTCTTACCCGTAGATCCAGTTGATTTGTAAATAACTCTACGGGAGATGTTGCTGTTCGTGTTGCTGTACCAGCAGACGTGTTGCCATAATCTTCTCCTGGTTCGTTTCGTGCTTTCAAAGTAAAATTTGCGGCAGGTGTACTTTGATTAACAGAACCTTCAAAAGTTAAATCGGGTATGACCTTTTGTACAAGACTAAACTTGTCTCCGTCACCTATATCTATAGGTGATGATTCAATAAACGATGTCATAGCAGATCCATCGTCATCGTACCCATTTTCATGGTTGTATAAATAAGAGGTTCCAGCAGCGATAGGAAAGGATCGAATACCTCTGTCTATCCATGCTGTTCTAGCTAAAGTACCAAAGTACCAGATCTTTTCATTATAGTTGTATACAACATACTTATCTATATCACCCGTGCCACCATTGTTTAAT